GGGCGGGCGAGCATCTCCCGCAGTGCTACGGCGGCCTGCTGCGGGCACACACCGTTCCCCGCGGCCTTCAACTGCGCCGCGCGTGACAGGCCGATAGCCGGGTCGGTGACCCACCCGGCAGGCCAGCCCATCATCCACTCGGGCAGCTCCGGGCTCAGGCGGGCTCTGCCGCCCTTCCCGTCCATCCGTGCCGGTGACGGGGCGGGGCGGGTGATCCGCTCCCACCGCTCGACGGCCGGCGCGTACGGCCCCCAGTCCGTGACCGCTTCCACCGCGACGCCCGGCAGCAGCTTCTCGTCCGAGCGCGTCCCGGAACGCGTCGCGTGACCGCCCGTGGCGTCCGCGACCTGCGGAGTCGGCAGCAGCACGCGCCCCTGCGAGCGGTCCTCGTCGGACCGATAGCCGCCGAGGTTGTACGCGAGCTCAGTCGACGACCCTCCGCTCGTCGCGCGAGGCGTTGGCATGAGCGTGCGCTCGGTGACGTCGGCGAGCGATACCGTGTGCCCGCCGGCGCGCCTCTTGTCCGGGTGCTGCGATCCGCCACGGCCCGCCGCGTACGCATCCGGCGTGGGGAGCAGCGCTACCTGGTCTTCCAGCCGGCCGCGGGGGTTACCGATGACCGAAGGGTCTCGGAGGTCGTTCTGGATGCCCTGAGCGGTTCGCGGAGTGCCCAGCAGCGTCAGCGCAGGTCGCGCGCCGTCGCCCCGAGATCTCTCGCGTGGCCGTTCCCCGACTCCGGATCGGTGACCGGCGTCGGCAGCAGCATCTTGATGGCTCGCAGTTGTAGATGGTCGCGTCGGGTATCCGCCGCGCTGGCGTCCCTGTTGTCGCTCACCAGCGGCGTCGGCAGCAGTGCGTTCGCGGGGCCAGGCGAGGATGAAGACGCGGAACCGGCCATGCGGTGCGCCGACGTCGGAGGCTCGAATGCCTGTCCATTCCGCATCGAACCCGAGGGCGGCCAGGTCTGCGAGAACGGCTCCAAGTGCCCGCAGAGCAGATTGCTCGCCGTGGTCTCCCAGACACCACGGGCAGGGTTCCACGTCGCCAGATGCTTCGGCACTGAGCAGTCCTCTCACGTTCTCGATGACGACCCAGTCGGGTCGGTCCTCCTCGATCGATCGGGCGAACTCCGACCACAGCCCCGACCGGGTGCCTACGCGCATGCCGCGGCGGCCCCCGGCGAGGGACACGTCCTGGCACGGGAACCCGCCCACACGCACGGTCGTGTGCGGCACGGTACGGAAGTCGATGGCCGTGACATCGCCGTAGTTCGGCACGTCCGGATAGTGGTACGCGAGCACCCTCGACGGGGCCTCGTCGACTTCCGCGAAGTACGCCGGCCGGGTGCCGAAGACCGCGTCGACGGCCATGCCCAGCCCTCCGACGCCAGCGAACAGCTCGCCAGACTTCATGCTGCGGTCCCTTCTTCGATGTCGAGGAGGTCGAACAGGGAGGGCGTGGCCTGCTCCTGGTCGAGCTCGCGCTGGTACATGACGGCGTCGCGGAACGACGTCGGGTTGAGCTCGGACATCGCCCCGCGGCGACCGAGCTTCCGGGCGCGCAGCGGCACGGTGCCGAGCCCGCCGAACGGGTCGAACACGAGGTCGCCCTCGTTCGACCAACGCGTGATGACGCGGTCGGTGATGTCGAATTGCAGCGGGCAGATGTGGAACTCGAGCGCGCGGCGGGACTGCTCGCCGTTGAGGGTGAGCATCCGGTTGATGTCGTGCCACGCCCACGGGGACCAGGCGCCGGGGCGGAGCGAGGCGAACGACGACGGGAGCGCGTTCTTGTCGTTCAGCGCGTCGGCGAGGCGGACGTGCTCGGCGTAGTCGTAGACGCGCTGCCGCATCTGCTGGGTGAACAGGCGGCCACGGTCCTCCGGACCGATCGCGACGAGTTCCTCGACGGTCAGGAGGCGGTCGCCGGAGGAGCGCCACTTCGCGTCGGCGTCGATCTGCCAGCGGCCGAGCCCGTAGGCCTCGCGCGTCTTCACGATGCGGTCGTCGGCCCAGCCCTTGGAGCGGTTCGTCTGCGGCTTGTGGAAGAGCAGGAGGTACTCGGGGCTGCCGACGCCCATGTTCGAGCCGTCCTTGAGCATCTTCGAGTAGCCGAGGCGGTACGTCTGGTTGTTCTCGCGGACGACGTCGGTCTCGATCGTCACCATGCCGGCGTAGTCGAACCCGTGGCCGGTGTAGTGGGCGATCGCCTGCGCGTGGAACGGTTCGACGGTGGGCAGGCCCGCGCCGGTGACCTTCCCGTACTGGATGCGGTCCTTGATGTGCACGACCATGAGCCGGCCGGGCTGGAGGATCCGGTACGCCTCGGGGGTGGCGTAGTCCATCTGCCACCAGAACTTCGCGTAGTCGTCGGTGTGCCCGAAGTCGGCGTAGTTCAGCGAGTACTCGTAGTGGTTGCCGAACGGGATCGACGTGAAGATCAGACCGACGGAACAGGCGGCCATGTGGTCCCGCATCTCGATCACGCAGTCGTTGAGCGCGACGCTCCAGCCGTCACCCTCCACGGCCTGCCGCTCGACCCCCATCGCGCGGGTGAGCTCGGTGGAGATCGCGAGCGCGGACAGGCCGTGCTCGCGGATGAGGTCAGACATGCGGTCGGTGAGCGCGTCGTGCTCGTCCCATTTCCGCTGCAGCACGTCGCGGACCTGCCCCTCCGTCTCAGCGAGGATGAAGTGCGCCGTGACGGGGCGGTCCTGCCCGAATCGGTGCTGCCGGTGCACGGCCTGGATGGTGTGGCGGAACATGTACGTCACGCCGACGAACACGGCGACGTTCGCCTGCTGGAGGTTCATGCCCTGGCCGAGCATCACCGGTTTGCCGATCAGCGCGTACGTCTCCCGGTCGCACCAGGCGTCCAGGCGACGTTCGGCTTCGTCGTCGGTGAGCTTCCCGTGCACGGAGGAGAACGTCAGGTCCTCGGCGCGCAGGGCTTTCTCAATCGCGGCCTGCTCGTCGTCGCGCTCGCACCAGAGGATGATCTGGTCGCCCGGCGCGGTGACGTGGTGCTCGCGGACGATGCCGGCGAGCTTGGCGACGCGCTCGGGGATGGTGTCGCGCTTCTCCCGCGCGGCTTCCGTCGACGACATAGCCCCGCCGCGGAACAGGCGGCCCTGACCGTCGCGGTCGACGTGGTCGGATGCGACGTCGACGGCGACCTCGTGCCAGTTCACGGTGAGGTCTGGGAGCGTGTACCCGTCGTCGGAGAAACCGAGGTCGGAGGGCTTCTGGAGGAAGCAGGCCCAGGTGTTCAGCCAGAGCCAGAACTCGCGCTCCTTGTGCGCGTACAGCGTCAGCTCGCCGGCCTTCTCGCTGTTGCGGTGGAAGAACCGGGTGAGCGCCGCGCCGCGGTCCATGATGCCGAGGAAGGCGGCGTAGTTGATGAGTTCAAGGTGCTCGTTCGGCGACGGCGTCGCGGTGGCGACGAACCGGTAGAGCGTTTCGGGAAACAACTCCAGCAGTGCCTGCGCGGTGTCCGAGCCGAACGACGCGAGCACGGCCGCCTCGTCGAGGGAGACCGCATCGAACAGGGACGGGTCGAGCTTCCCGTCGCGGACGGACTCGTAGTTGGTGACGTAGATCCCCGCCCAGTCGTCGTCGACCTGCTCGGTGCGGCGAATGAAGCGCGCCTCGATGCCGAGGAGGTTGATCGCGTCGCGGACGAACTCGCGCTGCACGCGAAGCGGCGCGACGATGAGCGCACGGCCGCCGAGCGCCTTGGACGACGGGTGCACGAGGGTGAGGCGCAGCAGCTCCAGCTGCATGATCGACTTGCCGAGCCCGAACCGGGCGAAGATCGCGCGACGCCCGCCCTTGATCGCCCACTTCACGATCGCGACCTGGTGCGGCTTGAGAGCTGTGGAGAGGTCGGCGTCGGCGACGTCGAAGCCGAACGACCGGTCGAACGCGACCTTCTGGCGCAGGAAGTCGTCGTACGTCAGGGAACCGTCGTTGCCGGTGTTGAGGGTCAGAAGCGCGCTCACAGGAGGCCTTCCTCTTTGAGCTTCGTCTCGGCGAGCGAGACTCGGTGGAAGGCGTCCGGGTCGCCGCCGCTGATGTCGGGGTGTGTGGTGCGGCGCGCCTTCCGCAGGACGCGGGCCACGGCGACGGCGTCCGCGCTGTCGGCGTGCTCGCCGGCGATCTCGCACACGTACGCCAGGGCGCTCGCAGCGGTCGCGAAGCCGACTGTCGGGGCGGCTTCGATGGCGAGGAACCCGCGGTACTGCTCGCCGCGCTTCGTGACGCCGTAGCGGTCGACCTTGCGGAGCGCTTCGAGAGCGAGCGCGATCGCGCGGAGGTTGTCCTGCCACGTGGTGAACGTGTCGCACGGGTACGACAGAGCGCCGTGCTTCGAGTCGAGCGAGAAGATCACCCCGGGGTGCTCGGCGACGGCGTGGGCGCGCGGACGGCCGTCGAGACGCCAGAGGTCGCCGGCGGGAATCGCGACGAGCACCTCGGCGGAATCACGCTGTGAGCGCGTCTCGGTGAGGTACCAGATCTCGCGGTCGAGCAGTTCGAGCGTGGCGGGCAAGCCGGCGCTGAAGAGAGACCTCTTCCTGTCGTGCGCGGGGGTCAGGACGCCCGGCCAGTCGCGGATCGGCGCGACGCGCAGCGCGTCAGGCCAGGCGCTCATCGTCCGATTCCGCTCATGGCGAGGGTGTGCCCGGTCGGGTGGCCCGGGTCGATGGGCTGCCCGTTGAGGCGTGCGCACATGGCCGCGAGCACGAGCGCGTCGGCTTCGTCGTTGCCGGTCACGTCGACGTGCGGGTAGCGGCGGATCACGGCGGCGAGCACGGCGTCCTTCTGCGCGTTGCCCTTGCCGGTGGCGTATTTCTTGACGCTCGACGGCGGGATGATGACCGTGTCGATGTCCTCCGCGTGCAGCTCGCGGCGGATCGCCCACCAGAGGCCGCCCCGCACGTGGGCGCCGCGGTCGTTGGAGCCGAACGCCGGCCCCTCGATCGCGACGTGCGTGTGCTCGGTGATGGGGATGCGAGCGAGGACGTGGTTGACGATCATGCTGAGCCGCGCGGCCTGCTCGGCCGTGTTCTGCCCCGCGGGCTTGGTCTTGATCCGGTCGACGGTGATGCCGGCGGAGTCGATGCACGCGAAGCCGGTCGACGCGAGGCTGAGGTCGAGTCCGACGAAAACCGGGGTTGGCGTACTGCTTCCGGGTGCGCGAGGATCGGGAGTGCTCATCTGTCTGCTCCTGCTGAGGGATTGAAGATCGGTGGGTGGGGGACCGCCGTGCCGCTAACACGGCGGTCCCCGCTTGCGTCCGGGCGCTGTGGGGGAAGGTGCGCCCGGGCGGTCCTACTGCGGCTTGCCCGAGAAGATCGGGACGTCGCCGATGCCGTCGTGATCGGGCCACTCGCCCTTGTCGTGACGGCCGTCGCGGATCTCGTTGACGATGTCCGTGAAGGCCGCCTCGAGGATGACCTCGGGGCGCTGCAGGGCGTAGCCGAGTCGGAGACCGTTCGCGCCGATCCGGTAGCGGAACGACGCGACGACCTTGTAGACGGGTCCACCGATGTAGGGGCGCAGCGCGAGCTCGAACTCCTTCGGGATCGTCAGCTCGCCCTTCTGCCCGGCCTTGGCCGCGACGGTCTCGACGTAGCCGAACCGCACGGAACCGTCGTGCTCGCGCACGGCGGACTCGAAGTCGGCCTTCTGCTTCGCCTCGAACGTGGTGGCGATGTCGATGAGCGTGCCGTGCTCCGGGTTGCGGACGTCAAGCGCGTTCTGCTCGATGAAGTCCGCGAACTCGGCCTGGTCGAACCACGCGCGCGGGTCCGCGCCGAGGTCGCGCCCGGTCCACGCGAGCCACGACTTCGTGTGTTCGAGCACGAGCCGCACGGTGTGTCCCTGCCACCCCGGCGCGCCGTTGTGTGCGCCGTCCGACGGCTCGTGCGAGTCGAGCACGGCGACGACCGACGACGTAGCCGTGTGGGCGAAGACCTCGCTTCCGGTGAGCTTGTGACGGTTGACGTAGTCGACGAACGACTTCGCGTCGGTGACCGTGCGCTGGGCACGAACGTGACGGGGACGCTCGGCATACGCGTCCGTGTCGTGGATGTCGAGCCCGTCTTCTCCGGGAACGAGGTAGACCTCGCCCGGCTTGATCGGCTCGTGCGCCTCGCCGTCCGCGAGCCGCTGCAGCTCGGCGACGACAGCCGCCTCGGTCTTGGTGTCTTCGATGGCGGTCATGCTTCGGGGGCCTCCTTGACCTCACCGGTACGGGGGTCGACATCCACGCTGGCATCGCGGATGTCTTCGTCTTCGAACAGCGGCATCGCGGACGGGTCGGAACGCGACAGGTCGCCTTCCTTCGTCACGAAGGCCATCGAGCCCTCTCGGGTCTTCTCTGGGATCTTCTGAGCGATGCGGTCGTACACGACCACGGCTTCGTTCAGGCCGTCCGCGGGCTTCACGTCGAGACGGATCGTGATGGACCCGACCTTCCCGGTCGCCTTGACGGCCTCGATGACCTTCCGCAGCGTCTCGGCGGCTTCGACGTCGGTGCGGGGACGCACCTGCGCGAGCATCGCCGCGAAGCTCGGCGGCCGTTCCTTCTTCTTCTCGTCGGGCATGGTGCCCTTCCTTCCTCTGGTGGTCACGCTGCGAGACGCAGCGCGAGATCGATGGCGGCAGGCCAGGTCAGGCCGGTGGTGATGCGGCGATCGTCGACGACGACCATCCAGGCGGCCGCCCAGGGGCGCCGCGTCCGGTCAGCGCGCACGCGGGGCTTCATCGTGTGGCCCCATACGCGACGCCGAGTGCCTTGTTGATGGACTGGTAGCCGATGAGCTTCGCCTGCAGCGCCTCCTGGAGCCGCTCGGCGTGATGGAGCTGCGCCTTGATCTCGTCGAGGTCGCGCTGCAGCGGAAGGCACGCGAGGCGAGCCTCGGAGCGGCGGTCGGAGTACATCTCCTGCTTCGACGTGAGCTTCGCCTTCTCGAACGCCTCGGAGTAGTCCGCCTCGGCCGCGTAACGCTTGCGCTGCAGGTCGTCGATCACTGGGACAGCGCGCTCCAGCCGGTCAGCGAGCTCCCGGATGATGTACTCGACCTCGATCGGCGACACCGGCTGGTAGTCGAGGATCTCGCCGGTGACGGCGTGCACGACCTCGGTCATGGCGAGACCTCTCCGCGCTCCACCGCCGCGTCGTACTCGGCGGCGGACTGTGCCTCGTAGTCGCCCTCGGACGGCTCCGAAGCGTCAGGCGTCTCGGTCGGATCCTCGACGACCTCGGCATCCACCGTGTTCGACTCGGCGGCAAGCACGGCGGATCGTGCGCGGTAGGCGGCACGGATGCGTTCGGTGCCCTCACCCTTGGACGCGAGCCGGGCGCCGATCTCTTCCAGCTCTGAGGGCGACGTCGCGGCGGCGATGAGCGTTTCCCAGTCCTCCGTGGCCGTCGGCTCGGGGTCGCTGACGGGGAGGCCGCCATCGGTGAGTTCTTCGGTCGAGTAGAGCCCGAACGTGACATCGGAGAAGCCGAACCGGGACACCTCGGAGATCGCGCGCCATACGGGCATGACCTCGGCGTACGCCTCCCACGGCTTCGGCTTGCCCTTGTCGGAACGCGCCCGAACCTCCCACACGCCGTCGGCGTTCTTCCGGTAGGAATCCACCAGGCCGGCGCGGATCGCGCGCGGGATGTCCCACGTCGCGGAGAACTGTTCGCCGGTGTCGGCGATCGTGCCCACCACCGTGACGGAGTAGTCGCCGGTGGGGATGCTGCCCGTCTTCGTGATCTCGAGCCGGTTTCCGGCCTTGCGGATCAGAGCCGCGATGAGCTGCGCCGACAGCGTGGCCTTACCTTCGACGACGTTGATCGACTGCAGCGCTGCCATTGGGTGCAGCCCGAGCATGGCGCCCGTTTCCAACACGAGGAGCACCTTCGGCGCGGACGGCGCTGCTGGGACCAGCACGCCGTTCACGTTGGTGGCGGAGTTCCACAGGCCCTTGGGGATGAGGTCGCCGGCGGCGGCGAGGGTCTGGGCGTACTTCATCCGGTCGTTGAGGGACGCGGATTCGTAGGCGACGACTGCGGTGGACATCAGAACGGGACTCCTGTCGCGAGGGCCGCGTCGAGCGCGGCGAGGACGTCGTGCGCGATGGGCACGATGAGGTTGGTGGCCGCGACCATCTGCGGGTGGTCGCGGGGGAACACGAGGTGCTGGGGCGGGCGGCGCAGCCGCCATCCGTCGGGGGAGCGCGGGTCTTGGACGATCTCGCCCCACCACCACTCGGCGAACTCGGCTTCGGGGATGCAGTAGAGCTGCCAGGCGAGCTGGCGCACCTCGTAGGGCGTCGGGCTGTCGACGATGCGCTCGTTCTTCGTCTTCGTCTCGACGATCGCGAAGCCGGTCGGGGTCGGCTTGGTGCCGTCGACGGTCGCGGCATGCCGGTGCTCGTCGGGATGGTGGATGAGGAGACTGTTCGGCCGGGCGTTGGCGGCGGCGAGCAGGGCAGGCTCCCAGAGGTTTCCCCGCTCCGTGGAGCCGTTCCCGCGGAACGACCGGGGCGCAAGGATCTGGCGGACGTAGGTCTCGACCGACGACGGCCGGGCGAACTTCCCGGCCGTCGACGAGCCGATGACCTTGCCGTGCATGTCCAGCCACGAGTCCCGGTCGGCGGAATCCGCGAGGGTACGGTCCAGGGTCGCGAGGTTCCCCATCAGAACGGGCCTCCCTCGGTAGGCACGTCGCGGTCGATCGCGACTCGCAGCTCGATCCGGACCGTAGGGTCGACGGGCGCATCAGGCGCGTCAGCGCCGCCACGCCAGACGGGCTTCCGCATATAGCGATCGACAATGCTGTCGATGGTGTCGTCGGGCCGAACGTCGACGGCGGTCGTGACGTCCTGGCCGTGGTCGCCCATGTTGACGCCAACCTCCACACGAAGGGCGTTAACCAGGTAGTCGCTCACGCTTCCTCCCGCCAGCGGTCTTCGGTGCGCGCCTGGATGCGCACGCCGGGAGCCTCTATGTGCTGGTGCACCCATTCGCGGTCGTGAAGAAGGTGACGGGGGATGACGGCGGCGCAGACGTGGCGGACGGCGGCGGCCTGCAAGGCATGGATGAGGCAGCCGTCGCGGTGAGCGTGCAGCGCCATGCCTTCCGCTACCTGGAGGTCGGCGATCGCTCGCGCGAGGGTGCGGCGGTCGACCTTCGGGCGCCGCTTCGGCAGCGACAGCGCGAGGCGGATCTCGACGGCCATCTCAGGTCACCTGTCCGCTCGCCATGGCAAGCTGGAAGGCCGCCAGAACGTCGGCCGCGAAGTCGCGGGCGGCGACGCCCTGGCCGGCGAACTCCTCGATGCCGTCGAGCCCGTCGTGCCATTCGGCGGTGAACTCGTTGCACCAGCGAAGCGTGATGCCCTCAGGCAGGGTGTCGTGGAGGATGCGAAGAGCAGCGCCATGCATCCGCGACGCTGACTCCCCGCGCGGCCCCCGGTAGGCGTATCCCGTATCCCACGAGACCTTCGTCGTCCACGGCTTCTGGTCGCCGTACACATTGCCGTCCTCGTCCGGCGGGTCCGGGGTGACGGTGCGCCCGTCCCGATAGCCCATCGCGTCGGTCCAGGCCGGGAGGCCCTGCCCCGGCTCGGTGCCGATGTAGGTCTCACCTTCATCGAGATTCGAGAACCACTCCGGGTCGCGTTCAACCACCGCGCCCTGGTAGCGCTCCGGCACTTCGGCTGCGACGAGCACAGCGCGCAGTCCCAGGTCGAATGCGGCCTCGGCGGAGATGGGGCCTGTCAGGTGGACGATCGTATGGAGCGTCATGATGCGCGCTCGATTCCGCGCGCCTCGTACATCCGGCGCACCTTCTTCGACGAACGCGGCTGAAACCGGGTCTCGTGCTTCGTGCCCACCGGGCCCGGCACCAGGCCGACCACCGACGAGCGCTCCTCGAACGGCGTCGGCGTCTTCTGCGCCTTCTCGAACTTCACTCCCGCGCTCTTGCGCGCCTTCCTCGCCGCGGTGCTCACCGGTCGGCTCCTTCCTCGGCGAGAACGCCGTCCGTGATGGTGAATCCGATGTCCCTCGACTCGTCGCGGTCGCGCTCGACGAGCACGGTGTAGCCGCGGTTCTCGGCCATGTTGGCGAGGGCCTGCAGGGAGTCCGCGTCGAGCAGGTCGCCGTTGCGGACGATGACGAGGCGAAGCTTCGGGTCGCCGGCCGTCGCGATGCCGAACGCGGCTCGCATCCGGTGCGCGCTGTTCACCTGGGAGAACGGCACCCCGTTGAACGTGACGCCGGTCTCGTCTACGGACAAGCCGTCGACGGGGAAGTGCGCGGCGGCGAGACCTTCGCGCTTGCGATGCTCGATCTTGTCGAGGTCGGCCTGCGCGGCGTCGTGCGCAGCCTGGTGCTCGGCGTGCTCGGCGATGATGCGCGCGCGGTCCTGCTTGACGCGGACCGCACGGTTGATCTCGTCGACCTGAGCGAGCTGGTCGCGGAGACCCTGGATGTCGTGCCCCACCGTGGGGAGCTCGGCGACGGCGTCGTCCGCAGCGCGCTGCGAGGCCTGAGCCTTCACCAGCTCGGCCTGGAGGCGCTCGATCTCCTCGATGAGCGCGGTCACGCGGCCCGCCGCGGCGACGGCGCGGCGCTGCACCTCTTCCCGGTGCCGCTGCGCGTCCTGCGCCTCGGCGATCCGGTCGAGGATGTCCTGAGCGGACACCTCCTCGTCGGGCACCTCGGAGGCCGGTGCGGGCATCGACGCGAGCGCACCCTGGAGGCGCTTCAGCTCACGGCCGGCCTCGAGGCGGCGGTCCTCCGCGCCCTTCTTCTGCCGGGCCAGCTCGTCGAGGTCGAACGGGAGATCGACCTTCGCGAGCAGTTCCTCACGCTGCTTCTTCTCCTCCTTGCTCAGCCAGGTCACCGGGTCGAAGATCGCGCCGCCGGTGAGCTTCGCGACGACCTCCGCGGGCTTCGAGTACTGCGCGCCATCGAGAGCCTTCACCGTGAGCGTGCCCGCGCCGCCGTTCTTCTTCCACACGCGGGTGATGCGCAGGTCAAGGTCGTCGTCGACGTACTCGGCGCGCGCCTCGTCGGCTCCCTCGTGGATGGGCTTGGGCGTGAGCTTCGCGCCGCGCGGGTCGAACAGCTCGGTGATCGCGTCGATGAACGACGACTTGCCTGCGCCGTTGCCGCCGGCGATGACGACGAGACGGCCGCGCGGGGACAACTCGATGTGCTGCACTCCCTTGTAGTGCCTGACCTTGAAGGTCTGGGTCATGATCTCTGCTCCGTAGGTAGGGGGATGGGGTCAGCGACGCTTCGAGCCGCCGTGGACGATGAGGAGGGCGAGCCCGGCGAGGGCCGCCCACGAGAGGACGGTGATGATCGCGAGGACGGGCCAGTCAGGCATCGGCGGCCTCTGCGGTGACGAGGTCGCTCTCAGCGCGCTCAACGGCGCGCTGCGCGGCGAGGACACGGGACGGTGTGCCGGTCGCCTCGGCCCCGATGAGCCGGGCGCGAGCACGGGACAGGGCCTCGCGGGCGTCGTCAACGGTCATCGCGGGCCTCCCTCGTGGGGACGAGCGGCCAGACGGCCCAGAGGAACCCCGCGACGCACGCGAGCGCGGCAAGCTCGGCACCGTTCCAGACCGGGGGAGCGGCGAGCACGCCGCAGGGGAGCGCGGTCAGCAGTGCTGATGCCGCGAGGATCGCGCGCCACGCGGGCAGGTCACGCGACGCGGACCCAATGCTCTTCTCGGCAGACCGAGCATCGCGCTTCGACGAGGTCGCGGTCGGTGTGATCGAGTCCGATGACCGCGTGGTCGTTGTAGTCGTCGCACGGGTCGCAGTAGGTGAAGATGCGGTCTTCGATGTCCACACGTCACGCCTCCTTGGTGAGTGCCCACAGCTGCCGCTTGCGGCCGTGGGGCGGTTTGGTGAATCCGGCGCGCTCGACGCGGCCGAGCGCTTCGAGCTCGGAGAGGGTGGAACGCATCCGGGAAGGGGAGTGGGGTAGCTCGCGCGCCACGGTGATCTGCTCGACCTGCAGGGCCGTCATCGGCTTGCCGTGCATCCGGAGGATGTCGATGGTCGCCTGCTGTGACTCCCAGATGTGCCCGGCGGTCGAGTCCGCGGCTTCGTGAGAGGAGACGGGGTCGGTCTTCCGGGCCCGCGCGGTGTCGTCGGGGAAGATCATCGGCGTGCTCACGCGACCTCCAGGTCGTCGTCGTCCGGGTAGGCGTCCGGTCGGCTGGTCGTCGGGTTCGGCACACGCCGGTAGAAGTCGTTCGCGGCGGCGTTCCCGTCGAGCACGGTGAGGGCCACATGCGAAGTCGCGGGCTTCGGCGGGACCGCGTTCTCCTCGATCAGTTCGACCGCGAACACGTGGCCGTCGATCTCGTCGGCCGTGTCGAGCGCATCATCGATGCCGTCGACCAGCCGGCGGCGACCGGAGAGCGACGGCTTCCCGTCACGCGACTCGGCAACAAGGTAGGTGGGATCGGAGGTCATGCTGCGGCCTTTCAGGATTGATCGCGGGTGGTGACGGTGCCCGCTTCGACCCAGGCGCGAACGTCTGCCTCGGCGTAGAGGACGAGCCGGCCCCGGTCGCCCGTCGGTTTGCGGTACTTCGGGCCACGGCCGTTGTCGCGGAGGTACTGGAGCGTGTCCGGGGTGAGCCCGGGCACGACCTCCGCCACCTGGTCGGGAGTGAGGTAGCGGTGCGCCGCGGGCGCTTTCCGGGTAGTGGGCGGGGCCTGCATTCGATCTCCTTCGGGTGGCTTGGAGGCGCGACGAATAGCGCTACCGAACGCATCGGTAGCTGGACCTGGAGAGGTCAGGCGGCGGCGTCGAGGTCCGACTCGTTCTCGTTCGCTCGGGCATCGTGGTGCATGGCGGCGATCTTGTAGATGTGCGAGGCGGAAACGCCCAGCACCTTCGCGAAGGCGCACACCATGTCGATTTCGAGGCCGGCACCCGTGTCAAGGCGGCGGTGGATCGTTCGCTCGGAGTCTCCTGTGATGCTGGCCACTTCGCTCACCACAGCACCGACAGTCATCTTGCTCATGGCTCGCAACCCTCGGAGAGCTGCGGCCACATCGGTTCCAGTGATGTCCATACCTTGAAGCTATGCCATATGGCATAGTCCGGTCAAGCTGATTCCCGGAAAAGATTCCATTTGGCATAGCTATGCCATCTGGGGTAGGGTCGCGACATGCCCTCAGGATCGAAACTGCCGCCCGGACCGCTCACCCGCGCCCTCGGCGCACAGCTTCACGCAATTTCCCAGGAGAAGGGCATCAGTCAGGCAAGCATCGGACGCACGCACGTCGGCACGCCCATGTACATCTCCCAATCGAACATCTCCCGCTTTTTCGCAGGCGCCAAGGGGATCGACGTCGATCAGCTTGCCGGTCTCTGCGAGACGCTCGGCGTGGATGTCATCGAACAGATCGAAGCTGCTGAGCGGTCAACTCTCGTTGCGGAGTCTCGCCGACAGGATGACTACGACCGTGTCGCTAAGAAGCGCATGCGGGACCGCGGCGACGGGGACGAGTACTTCTGATGGGCAAGCGTCACGTTGCGCGGCTGCAGGCGATCGCCCGTCAGATGAGGTTGCGGATCACCTACGCCGATCTGTCCGACCTGGACCGTGACGGTGACTACCACCACGCGACCCGCACCATCCGCTTGCAAGAGGGCATGGCTCCGCGGCTCTGGGTGTGCGCTCTCGCGCACGAACTCGGACACGCGTACTACGGCGACGAGCCGTGGGGTCTGGACCGGATGACGGCGAAGCAGGAGCGTCGTGCCGACGTGTGGGCCGCGCTGCTGCTCATCGAGCTGGATGCCTACCGCGAGGCCGAGCGTGCGCATGGCGGGCACCTGCGGTCGATGGCGTTCGAACTCGGCGTCGTCGAGGACACCCTCGAGGTCTTCCGATCGATGCTCGATCGGATTGGCGACGTCGTGTACTTCCGTCCCGGCATGGGAGTCGGGCAGTGGGCCGAGCGCTTCGACCTTGCCGACGCCGTATGAGCATCATTCCCGCGGCAGCGCCGCAATCACAGCACCAGGAGAACCACCGCATGACCGATCCCACCCTGATCTCGCCGGCATCAACCGAGAAACCCAAGCGACCCGTTGCGCTGTGGGTCGCGCTCGGCGTCGCGGCGGCGGCGATAGTTGCTACGGCGATCACAGTCCCGCTCGTGTCCGCGCACAATCAGCGTGTGGCGGAAGAAGAAGCCGAGGCCGCACGTCTCGCGACATTCAGGACAGCGCTTGCATCGTGCGATGCCCGATCCGGTGGAGACACTGGCATCGACATCCTGGACGACGGGGAGGCTATCGAACTCACCGGAGCGGGAAAGAGCCTATTCTCCGGGCTCCAAGCGGATGTGGTCTTCTGCGTCCTGGATGAGATCGACGCCCCCGCGGCTCTCAAATCCAAAATGCAGTCGACCCGTGCGCTTGACGGCCGCCAGTCGGATGACTGGGATGGCTTCGAAGTCAGTTGGTCCTATCACCCGGACGACGGGCTGAACGTTCTGATCGAACACGACTGACGCGCCCAGGCATCCCCGTGCCGTCTCGATGTCGTCTGCGCCTCATGGGGCCGACCGTACCAGACCAAAATCGACCATGCGAAATCCAGTTATCCACAGGATCGGTGTATCAGGAACGTAGGAATTCTCTCCCTGGTCTTGAGCACTCTTACGTTACGTCCCGTACCGTCCCGTTACGTGGCATCTTGCATTGCATCCGCGCATGCATGCGTGCTCGGATGCCGCCCGCAATGCTCGGCGCATGCGAGCACGCATGCCCCGTCGCATCCTTCTCCCCGCTACCGCAAAGGCCATAGCCCATGTCCGGTTCCATCACCCCATACTCGACGGCGGCCGGCAAGCGATACCGCGTCAGGTACCGTAAGCCCGACAAGTCTCAGACCGACAAGCGCGGCTTCAAGACGAAGAAGGAAGCGCAGACTTTCCTCGCGTCCGTCACCATCTCGAAGGCGACCGGCGAGTACATCGACCCCGCCAACGCCCGCGCCCAGGTCGGAGTGCTCGGTCCCGACTGGTTGAAACTGAAGCGCGGGAGCAAGCCGTCGTACTACTCCACCCTCGAACGCGACTGGCGTGTCTACGTGAAGCCACGATGGGGCGACATCCCGGTGGGCGATATCAAGCCTTCGCACGTCGAGGGGTGGGTGCAAGATCTCCTAGACGGCACCGCTCCCACCGACAGGTCGGAGAAGTCGCACAACGCGAATGGGCCGAGATCCGCGTCCGTCGTGCTTCGCTGCCTGGGCATCCTTCGCGGCGTTCTCGATCTTGCGGTGAAGGACCGCAGGATCCGCACGAACCCGGCCGCTGGGATCGAGAACCAGCCGAAGAAGCTCTCCCAGAAGGACCGCCGATATCTCGACAACGCGACCCTGGCACGCTTCGCAACGACGGTCGGTGCGACGACGCTCGGCGTTCTCGTCCTCGTGCTCGGCTATACGGGCCTGCGGTGGGGCGAAGCCATCGCCCTCCGAGTGCGCGACGTGAACCCGCTGCGCCGGCGCCTACACGTGCGCCGCAACGCCGTAGAAGTCGAAGGGAAGATTGAGCTCGGCGCGCCCAAGAACTGGGAGAAGCGCACGGTGCCATACCCGTCCTTCCTCGACGCCGCGATCGCTCACCTGGTCGACGGCAAGGGGCCCGACGACCTCGTCTTCTCTGACGAGCTCGGAGGCTTCCTCCGCCGGCCCAAGACCGACGAGGACTCGGGATCGTGGTTCCGTGCAGCTCAGCGCTCTGCATCCATCGAGCGCTTCACGATTCACGATCTGCGCCACACCGCGGCGAGCCTCGCCATCGCATCCGGCGCGCACGTGAAAGCCGTGCAGCGCATGCTCGGACACAAGTCCGCCGCCATGACCCTCGACACCTACGCCGACCTCTTCGACGACGACCTCGACGACGTCGCCTTCCGCATGGGGGAGCGCGGCAAGACCACCGCGGACGCCGCGCTCGCCCAGCTGGGCATCGCCGCCTGAAACGGAGTGTGGGCAAAGTGTGGGCACGACCATGGCGAGGTGGTCGAATCCAGGCATGAAGAAACCCCCGCGTCGCCTACTCTCGTAAGGGAACGCGGGGGTTATCCACAGGCGACAGAAGTCGTGGAGCTGGGGGGAATCGAACCCCCGTCCAGCACTGAGTCTCTGGGGCTTCTCCGGGCGCATTCTGTGAAGACGTTCTGCTCGGCTCCGACCTTTGTCACAGACACCTAAGTCGACGAGCCCAGTCGAGGAAGAGTCCCGCACGGCGTCCCGACACCGCCGTGCAGCAAGATCCCTAGATGACGCCAGGGTCCGTGTCGGGATCAACCACGGTCTGACGGACTATCGGGCTCGCTTATGCAGCGAGGGCGAAGTCAGTGCGCTTGGATTCGGCACTTATTGGTTCGCAGGGAGCGTTTACGAGATAACCCTGCATCCTCGGCCCGCTTCTCGCAGATTCGCAAGCACTGTCGAAACCGATCAGCCCCGTGAATCCTTCTTGCAGAAGGGAACCTCTGTCGCGCTGTGGAGTTGTCACCTCGGGCGGACCCGAGCACTACAGCCTACAACACGCCCCGGCCCCGCGCCATTCCCGCTGCGCTCCGTGAGCATGTGCTCGGTGGGCAGGCGCAGGGCGGGCATGCGCAGAAGGGATCAGGAGAACACGGCGATCGCGTAGACCGCGAACACCATCAGGTGCGCGGCTCCGTGCAGCGCCGTCGTCCTCCTGCCCGCGAAAGTCGCGACCGAGAGCAGCAGGGTGACGGCGAGCAGCACCAGGTTCGCGGGGCTCTCCGCGAGCACGACGGTCTGGTCCGTGAGCATCCCGATGAGGAGGACGGCGGGGATGGTCAGCCCCACCGTCGACACGAGTGCGCCATGGCAGAGGTTGCTCACGCGCTGGATCTCCCCGGCGTGCGCCGCCCGGACGGCCGTGATGGTCTCGGGGAGGAAGACGATCATCGCGATGAGGATGCCGGAGAGCGCGACGGGCGCGCCGAGGCGGCCGAGGCCGTCGTCGAGCAGCGCGGCCATGTCGTGCGAGAGCAGCACGATCGGGGTGACCGTGACGATCAGCGTCAGCGCTCGCCACGCCCCCTCCGCCCTGTGGCGGGAGAGCGTCTCGGCGATGGATGCGCGGGCCCCCGACGCGCCGCTCTCGTCCCGTGCGGGCGACGAGGGGCGGCCGGCCGGGCGATGCGCGCTTCCGTCCCGTGCGGGGGAGGGGGCCTGGGGCACCTCCTGGAAGTCGGCGCGCTGCCTGCCCGTCTGCCGGAAGAGGAAGAAGGCGTACAGCGCGACGGTGAGCGCGATGACCGGGATCTCCTGGCCGGGCAGATAGGCTCCGCCCTCGCCGATGAGCCCCGGCATGGCGAAGGCGACGGCCGAGAGCACCACGAGCAGGGAGAGGTAGGCGGAGACCCCCGTCGGGTTGGGCCGCAGATCGTCGCGCCGCATGCCGCCGACGATCAGCGCGACGCCGATGACGAGGTTCAGGATGATCATCGACACCGCCATCACGGAATCCCTGGCGATCGTGGCGTGCTCGCCGGGCCCCAGCATCACGGCGGAGATCAGGATGACCTCGATCATGACGATCGAGAGCGTGAGCACCAGCGTGCCGTAGGGGTCGCCCAGTCGATGGGCGAGATGCTCCGCCTGGGTGACGACGCCGAAGGCGCAGATGACGATGACGGCGACGATGGCGGCCAGGATGCCGAAGAGCAGCGGGGTCGGAAGGGGGCCGGCCAGCGTCGGGCGGGCGAGGAGCAGGGCGGTGAACGCGCCCCAGCCCAGTGCGATGCGGCCGATCGCCGACGGGGTGGCGACGGTCCGGAGGTGAGAAGCGGCCTGCACGGTTCTTTCCCTGTTCTGCGGGGCCGTCCCTGCGATGTCCTCGACGAGCGGGTCGTCCCGCTCGCGCTTCCTGATCGATCATATTGCAGTTCCATGGGCCCCGGATCTCCGTGATCCCGGGCCTTCTCGGGATCACGGGGGAGAACCCGTACAACCCGTTCGATCAGAACACTGTCCGGGACGTCACGTACAGCGCGTCGAGCGTCGCCAGCGTGACGCACGCCACGTCGTACGCATGCCAGAACGAGAACCAGACGCGGTGGTGGGCGATCGGGGTGGGGACGCTCGTGCGGGGCGGCACCACGTACTACACCCCGGCGGTCAATGATGTCACCAGCGTGATTCGGTGCGGGTGGTGATGACGATGATGCGCAAGAAGTACCGCAGCGCTCTGCTTGCTCTCCTCGGCGCTGGCGCGCTGGCGGCGGTTGGCGCGGCGGGGCCCGCCTCGGCGGCTCCGGCGCTCTCGGAGCCGACGGTGGTGGCATCCGATGTCTCCCCGCAAGCGGCGGAAGTGCAGGTCTTCCTGTTCTGCGAGGCAGACGGAACGCACTCCTGGAACGCCGTCGGATATGAGTTCAAGGGCAGCTCAAAGGTCACCGTCAGCATCGGCGGGGTCACCGGCACGTCCAGTGCGAACTGTGATTGAGTGCCCCTATGGCTGACAACGATCGAGAGGATTCCGTCGGCGACGTTCTGTTCGAGTCGCCGAACTATCGGCCGGGGGAGCCGCTTCGCTCGTGGTTGGTGCCGACGCCGGTGGTCAAGGTCGATGCGATGGCCGTGGTCGGGACCTCGCGTTCGCGCGACGCTCTCGCCCGGCTCATCGCGGACCAGCCGCTCTCGCTGGAGGATCGGGTCGCGCTCGGAAGGCTGATCTCGGTCAGCGTCGGGTTCTGGTACGAACCGCCCGTGACCATGTGGGACGAGCCGATCATCGACCCCGAGGTCGCGGCGTTCTTCACCTCGCTGTTCCCCAAGTTCTAGACGCAGAGCCAGGTGTACTGACTTCGACCGTTGTTGATTCGGTCGATGGGGGTCTTGCCTCTCAGTCGCTCGACTTTTCCGTTGGTCCAGGGGCAGGGGGGTGATGAACTTCTGCGTGATGCCGTGCGTGGCGATCACCGACTTGAACGCGGCCGGGTTGCGGTAGGCGAAGGCATTGTCCGTGATCACTCGCTCAGCCGTCACTCCGAGGAAGGCGTAGAACGCGATCGCGCGTTCGAGGAAACCCGCCACGGTGACGCCTTTTCTCGTCGTCGTGGATCTCGGCATAGGCGACGCGGGAGTTATCATCGATCGCGGTGTGGACGTGGTCATAGCCGATCCCGCGGCCACGGAACTTCTCGCTGCGCCCGTGCGCCCGCCACCCGCCGCCGTGCGGGATGCGGCCGAGCTTCTTCACATCGACATGGATCAGCGAGCCCGGATGGTCGTGCTCGTAACGGTTCGCGGACGACCGAGTCGCACGGATCGGCTTCAGATCCCGCAGCAGCGGAACCCGGTGCCGGCGCAGCACCCGCCCGACGGTCGAGGCCTGCATCCCGAGCCTGTCCGCTATGAACACGGGCCCGCGGCGAGCGAGATGCCGCATGATCCCGCACCCGCGCCTCCTGGCAGGCCGACGTCCGGTTCGGGTGCGAGCGGGCAACACTGGAACGGTCGACCAGGCCCGCGGGTCCGTGCTCGCGGAACCTGCGCGACCACCGCCACGTAGTCGTGTGCGAGATGCCCATCTCCGCGGCGACATGCGCGACCGCACGCCCCGACTGAAGGCGCTGGACAATGATCAACCTGCCCGCCGGCGTCAACCGGGCATTAGCGTGGGCTTCTCCTATGCCAACAACGATCCTGGTCAGTACAGCTAGGGCCGGACCGCGAAGCAGCCGTCGTCGCTGCCCTCACGATCCGCCCAGGCCACCCGCCTAAAGCCGCCCCCTTGCGTGAGAGACGAAGCCCTAGAGGAAAGCGAAGGCGGAGATGGCGGGTTCCTGCGCCCACGTGGTCCCGTCGCCGTCGAGCAGGGACATGGTCGCGGTGGCCACGAGCCCGCTCACGTTCCCGAACTCGATGCTGAGCGTGACGTTGGGGTCCAAGCCGGCGGGCTGGGAGAGCGTGAAAGTGGTTCCCGTCAGGGGCTCAGAGACGTCCCAGCCGGCCGGCCGGGCGAGGGCGATCTCGCTGTCGAAGAGGACCGTGAGGACGAACGTGGCGTCAGCGGGCACGGTAGAGCCGCGAAAGGCGATCTGGGTGGAGAGCTCGGCCTGGCGTCCACCTACTGGCTCGAGCGAGATCCCTTCCTCGGTCGCCCAGTAGTAGTCGGCGTCGGGTACGGTGCTCGCGGCGGCGCTTGGCGCGGCGACGGCGAATGCGACAGCGGGTGCGGCCCAGGCGGCGCCCGCGAGAGCGGTGCGACGAGGGATGCGAGGGGGATCGTTTGTCATCTGGTGCTTTCGGGATCGACGTCAGGGGTCTTCTGATGCTGAGAAGCCATTCCGCTGCCTTGGGGATCCTCGGGTTATAGGCCAAAAGGAGTGGATGGGGTCTTGATCTAGCCGCGTGATCATGCGGTGAAACGGGGATCGTCATGGTCTGCGAGGCTTACTCGTGGACCTTCCCGCGA